ATTAATTATATTAATTAATTATATTAATAAAATATATATGCCTAAAAAAAAAATTAAAAGTATGAGGAGGAGTAAAGGTAAAAAAAATAAGACACCTAAAAATGTTCGTTTCTCGCGAACAACAAAGAGCTATCCGATTAAGCGTCGTGGACGCACCAGGCGGAGAAGAATGAAAGGCGGCAGTATTAAAAACACCTGGTTACCTTCACCTGTTATTAATGGCTGGTATGACTTAATGTCTACGCCCTCTGGATTACTAATGACGTATGACGGTGTTGAACGTCATAATTCTCATAGCAGTGATCCATTAAAAGGACACGCAATTAATTAAATTCTATAATTTCAATAATTTTATATCTTTTTTTATATTATAATGGCTAAATTAGTAAAAAGTGTATTGAAAGATTTCAAGAATTTATGTACTCCGGCTCATTTGTATTTAGTTCTTTCTGTGGCAGGATTGATTGTAATGATGTTTCAAAATGCTGGAAACACCAATTCGTATTGTGTAGGTGCATACGAGTGTCCTGTTCCTAATACGAGCGTTATCTTCATCAGCAAGACAATTTACGTATTGTTCTGGACGTTTGTTTTAAATTCTATATGTAAGGCGGGCTACAAGAACGTTTCGTGGTTCCTTCTTCTCATCCCTTTTATTTTAATGGCTATTCTAATTGGTCTATTAATGTTAAATGGTGGTATCGAATAAACAGTTAGTTACAATGTTGTATTAAACATTACCTAGTTAATTTAATCATATTTAATTAATAACACATAAATTGTGCTATTAATAAAGCATAAAAAATATACTGAATGTATATTATAATGAACGAGGAAATTATTCGTAAAATAATAGACAGGTATTTTCTAGATAATAAAACCGCACTTGTTCAACATCATATTGACTCTTATAATGATTTCTTTAGTAATGGAATCTACAGCATTTTCAAAGAAAAAAACCCAATAAGAATTTTGAAAAAATATAATAAGGACACCGAGGATTTTGATTTGAAATGTAATTTATTTTTAGGAGGTAAAGGAGGCGATAAGCTATACTTCGGCAAACCAATGATATACGACGAGGGGCGTTCTCATTTCATGTATCCAAACGAAGCGAGATTAAGGAATATGACGTATGGTATTACAATTCATTACGACGTGGACGTAGAGTTTATTATTGATAACGAGGAGCCACGCATCGAGACGTTGAGTAAGGTTTTTTTGGGAAGATTTCCAATTATGTTAATGTCGGATTTGTGTATTCTTAACAAACTGAGTCCGTCTGTTCGTTTTGAATTAGGCGAATGTCGCAACGACCGAGGTGGCTATTTTATTATAGACGGTAAAGAGAAATGTATTGTGTCGCAGGAGAAATTCGCGGATAATATGCTATATGTTAGAGACAAGGTGAATGATTTATACAGTCACTCGTCTGAAATTCGCTCCGTATCGGAGGATGCGTCAAAGCCAGTGCGAACTCTTGCCGTAAGAATGGTGGCGACGTCGGCGACCTACAGCAACGAGCAAATCGTTGTAGAGGTTCCCAACGTTCGCAAACCGGTGCCGCTATTTATTTTGATGAGAGCGCTCGGCGTTGAATCAGACAAGGATATTATAGATTATTGTCTATTAAATACCGACAAATTCAAGTCTTACGTAGACCTTTTTATCCCATCGGTGCATGACGCAGGAAAAGTATTTACGCAGGTTGTTGCGCTTAAATATATAGCAACACTTACCAAGGGTAAAACCGTAGCGCACGTAATGGAGATTCTCTCTAATTACTTTTTACCGCATATTGGCGAGATGAACTTTTTAGACAAGGCGTATTTTCTTGGACATATGGTAAAAGAGTTGCTAAAAGTTTACACTAAAAATACAAAGCCTACTGATAGAGACAGTTTTAAATTCAAACGCGTTGAACTCACTGGCTCTCTAATGTATGATTTATTTAAAGAGTATTACACTATTCAGCAGAAAAACATTTTCCAGAAAATAGACAAGGAATATCATTACCATACCGGCAATTATAATAATAGCGCGAATTTTACAGGACTTATAATGCTAAACCAGAAGAATATTTTCAGCGAACGAAAGGTTGAAACTGGGTTCAAGAAAGCCATGAAGGGAAATTGGGGTTCGCAAGAGCACACCAAGAAAGTGGGCGTTGTTCAGGATTTGAATCGTCTTAGTTTCAATTCGGCCCTATCGCACTTGCGTAAAATAAGTCTTCCGCTCGACGCCAGCGCCAAAGTCATTGGCCCTCGTCTCCTACATCCGTCGCAATTTGGGATAATTGACCCGGTGGATACTCCTGACGGAGGTAATGTTGGATTGCATAAACATTTGGCTCTAATGGCTTATATTACAAGCAGTTGCCCTAGCAGTCCTATGATTAAGTGGCTGCGACTAAACGCCAGAGTTCTAATGTTAGGAGAAAACACTCCGTTCCAGAACTCGTTTATGACTAAAATATTCGTTAATGGAGCTTGGATAGGCGTTGTTTCCGATCCACAAAAGACGATAAACCTTCTTAAGTCCCATCGGCGAAGCGCGCTTATTCCAGTATATACTAGTATCAACTGGGAAATATCAAACAATATTATATATATTAATACTGATGCGGGTCGGCTATGTCGCCCAATTTTCTATATGGAAAATGGGCGCGCGAGTTACGACAGAGAGCCGATTATGGAGAAGCTCAAGTCGGGCGATTTCACGTGGAAACAGCTGATCACAGGATTTGCGCCTAAAAAATCCGAACTAGATGCGGGAGCGAACCAGTTGAAGAAATGTCACTATATGAAGGTTAGCGAGCTGTATAACACAACCGATATTCAAGACCTCAGTATTACAAATGCGATTATTGAGTATATAGACACCTCAGAGACCGACGGAGCACTAATATCTATGCGACCCGAAAAATTAGATGCTAAAAAATATACTCATATTGAAATCCATCCTTCTTTTATGTTCGGTATTATGGGTAATCAGGTTATATTCCCCGAGAACAATCCGCTTCCGCGTGATCTATTCGCGTGTGGCCAGATGAAACAGGCTGTCTCTCTATATCACTCTAATTATCAGAACAGAATAGACAAGATGGGGGTTGTTCTTAATAACGGACAAACACCACTGGTTAAAAGTATATACCTGGATAAAATAAGCGGCGAACAACATCCATACGGAGAGAACGTAGTTGTCGCCATTATGTCTTATAATGGTTATAATGTAGAGGACTCTATTTTATTCAACGAAGGCTCGTTAAAACGCGGTCTTTTCAGAACCACCTACTTTAACATGTACGAGACGCGCGAGGAGAATTCCTCCATAGGCGATTCTGAAGTTGACTCCAAGTTCGCGAATATTGAAAATGAGAATGTTACGAAACCAAAAACAGGATATGATTACAGCTACCTTGACGAGAACGGGCTTATTCGCGAAAATACATACATTAACGAGCACACCGTTCTTGTAGGTAAAATTATGACCACACCAAACGACCCCGACATTGCGATTGATGCGTCGGTTTTCCCAAAGAAGGGACAGCAGGGATACGTAGACAAGTCATTTTTCACGGAGGGCGAAGAGGGCGGTCGTTTAGCGAAAATACGCGTTAGAAATGAGCGTATTCCTAATATTGGTGACAAGTTCTGCTCGCGTTGCGGACAAAAAGGCACCATTGGTCTGGTTATTCCAGAGGAAAATATGCCGTTTACAGAGAGCGGACTTAAACCTGATATTATTATAAATCCACACGCGCTTCCATCGCGAATGACCATAGGACAGCTCGTGGAAACTCTTATGGGCAAAGCGTCTACCATTATAGGTGGGTTTGGTGACTGTACCGCGTTTATGAACAAGGGTCCGAAAGACAAGGAATACGGTGCTATTTTGAAGGAACACGGTTTTCATTCTAGCGGTTGCGAACTCATGTACAATGGCGAGACCGGTGAGCAGATTGAGACTGATATATATGTAGGACCTACTTATTACATGCGACTTAAACATATGGTCAAGGATAAAATAAACTATCGCGCACGCGGTCCTAGGACTGTGCTGACGCGGCAGACGGTGCAGGGTAGAGCAAACGACGGTGGATTGCGCATAGGAGAGATGGAGCGAGATGGTGTTCTCGGTCATGGCGCCTCCAAATTCTTACAAGAATCAATGTTGGTAAGAGGCGACGATTATAAGATGGCGGTTTGTAATCAAAGCGGTATGATAGCCATATACAACGAGAACAAGAACCTCTTTATCAGTCCATATTCGGATGGTCCGCTCAAATTTTCCGGTTCGTCTATTGAAGATATTAAAATAGAGAATCTCACGAAATATGGCCGCTCCTTTAGCGTGGTAAGAGTTCCATATTCGCTCAAGCTAATGATGCAAGAGCTTCAATGTATGAACATACAGATGCGAATCATTACAGAGGACAATATTGACCAACTATCGTCAATGGTAAACTCTAATAATTTGGCAAATCTTCTTGGTGAAAAGGCTACGGCTGCAACGGTGGCGTCCAATTCAAGAGCGGTCCTTAGTAAATCGCAGCGAAACGCTAACAACCGAATGGCAGCACCCACCGAAATTGTTTCTGATTATGAGGTCGCCGACCTACTATCCGAAACGCCCGAGGGCGATATAACACCAGAGGACGATAAGCCTCCACCTAGAACTACGATAGACCCGCTCGTTAATGGCTGGAAGTTGATACCCGATAACTATACTGACGTCTGGGGTTCTCTAATAATAAAGGCGAACGGCGAAGAGAGTGATTTTTGGGACAATGAATCAAATGGATTTAAGAATCCAGATAATGTGCCTTCGGGGTGGGTGACGAGTGAGGCCATTTACGCAGACGGAACGCCAATACCTACCCCGATTTTATCGCAGCAGCTCAAACTCTTACAGGAGCCTAATAACTGGAAACGCGCGATTGAAGCGAGTCGCGCACTAAGAGGCGAACCTATTATGTCGCCGCAAGTGAATACGTTTGTAGAGCCTGGTCCGCCAAATTATGAACCTCCATCCACAATGTTTAATGATTCGCCACAATATGGTGAGGACAGTCCAGAATATGTTTTCCTGAAAGACAATGATTCGCCACAATATGGTGAGGACAGTCCAGAATATGTTAAGGAAGACGAGGATAGTCCCGAATTCAAGGTAGCGACACCTGATAAGCAAGGCGAAGGAATAAAATTAAACATCCAAGAAAACCTCACCAATATAAGTGATAGAATACTAGGCATTATTGATGCCGGAAAACGTTCAATTTTAGATATTGATAATAAGGACGAACAAACGAAGGATGGTGAGAAGGACGAATCAACCCCATCTGCTGATGAAAAAAAAATAATTTCAACACACCTTAGTTAGATACTGTGTGTAAAATAATAACGTTTACTACAAATATATTATTTAATAAAATTGATTTATTTAATAATATAAAAATACCTCTTTATAATAAATAATGTCACAAAGTAGTGAAATTCAGAAAATATTCAAGTCGCGTGAGGTAATTCTAGAGCTAATGGAAAAACAAGGTTACGACACTAGTAAATATACGGGCTCAAGCATAACAGAAGTAAGCAGCATGCATATTACGCAACAGATGGATATGCTCCTTGAAAAAACAGACAAGAAAACCTACGTGAAATATCACCTTGATAAAACTCTTCGCCCAGCAAATCTATACGAGTATATTGAAGACCTTATTAATTTGGATAATATTTTAGATAAAAAAGATGATTTAGTAATTATTATAAAGGACGAGCCGAATGATTCGCTTAAAAAAACTCTTTCTAAATTCTGGCAACAAGAAGGCGTATTTATTAATGTAATCAATATAAAACGGCTTCAATTCAATATATTGAACCATGAGTTAGTCCCTCCGCACAGAGTCCTAGACGAAGAAGAGGCGAGACAAATTAAAGTGAAATATAATATAACTGATGATTTGCAAGTACCAGACATATCTAGGTTTGGACCAGTATCGCAAGTAATTGGCATTCGTCCAGGGGAGATGTGCGAGATTATCCGTCCTAGCAAGACTGCTGTTACCAGCAAATTTTACAGAATATGTTCAGCATAGAAAGCGAAATAAATTATATCTATATATTAGATGCCCGACTACACGCCGAACGAATATCAAACTAAACTGAGCAATATTACATCAGTTTTTAGATCTTTGGAAAAAGACTTTCGTGCTTCGCCAGATGATCAAGAGTCATATATTCAAGCGTATAGAAAACAAGAGGAAGAATTAACAATATTGCAAAATGATTTAATGAGAGATATGGACACTATTCTTGGAGCTGTAGATAGAGAAAACGTTGCTATTACCGAATATGACACAAATAATGAGATTTTAAATGCTAGATATATAGATATTAAAGATAAAATCTACGGTGCAATCGGAATGAAAAACGACACACAAACGCTATATAATCACGAATATTACGGAAATATTTTGATTTTTTCTTCAATACTCGGAGGTTGTCTTTTATACGCAAGAACCCGCAATCTATAAATACATTTTCTATCAATATTGTATAGAATATGTATAACAATCATTTTGATCCAATAATTAATTTAAAACAGGGAACGGAATTTTTAAAATATGGAGCAATTAATAAAATTAACTCTATTCAACAATTACATAATTTACAAAAAACAACTAGTTCCGAGCTTGATAGTATAGATTACACAACTAGCGATAGCGAGAATTACAAGATATTAGATAGTTATAAAAATGTATCTGATTACAAAGCATATGCAAAACAAAAGGAATTATTTAACAAAACGGTTTCAGAATATATGTTGACTCATAGCACGTATTTAAAAGATCCTGGTAATAATAGAATTGTGAACACGCTTATGAATTTGAATAAGAAACTGATTAATCAAGCCACTAAGATAAGTAAAATGCTAACGAACATTGACGATACCGATAGTAATGAGCAAAACCAGATTAATCGGCATAAAAAAGAGATTGACGATAGTATATACTATCTCAAAAAAAACATTGATGTTATTAAACCTTTAGAGAAAAGAAATACTGAAACTACTCCTGGAATATTATTGAGCGAATGGTATAAAGTTGTCGGATTAGGAATAATAATTCTTTTAACCATTCTTGTATTGACGAGCAAAATAAAGCAGAAAAACAACATTATTATGTTTAGTTTTTTCACAATACTCGCATTCATATTAACGTGGCTATCAAGACATATAATATTATAATTATATATAAGAATGACAGCCGAACATTCCCATTCACATTCAGGACATAGTCATGTTGACGATGATAGTGCATATACTAATTTAGTAGGAATACACGAACAATCTACGCTCAATATTAAATCATATAAATTACAATACACGATGATGTTCATTTTTCTGTTAGTTGTTATTTTCCTTACTGTAAGAGCATTTTCCAATCCGTTTCCATACTTTATTGAATACGTTGTTCTCATTACTGCGATATTCGCTTCAATATATCACGTTGTAACACGGTTCATCTGATGTAACATTGTATAGATTTTTAAACTCATTTTATAATACCATATTATATAAAATGACCTTTGGTGATAATGATAAATTAGTGGATGAAAACGTCAGCCAAGCGGACCCATCTGATCTACAAGATATGACTGATCCTATTAAAGAAACGGCTACTGATAGCAATTATATTGATACGAAACGATTAGTTGAAATGTATGTATATCAGGAAAAAAATATGAGGCTTACCTTGGTATATTTACTCAATTCACATTTTATTGTGTAATTCTTTTAATTTTAGCAATTCTCAAAAAACGATTTATATTATCGAATAGATTTACAAAAATACTAATATTTGTTCTTGTTGTAGTGAGTGGTATTCATATGTATTTGAAAATAGCAGACGTTAATATGAGAAATAGTATTAATTTTGACGAGTATGACTGGAGTTTTACTACTAATAACCAAAGTGATCCAAATAAAATAGATACGAATCTTAACGAAAAAACCAAAGGCGGAGCGTCGTGCGTTGAGTCCGAATGCTGTAAGACCGACTTTACAAAATGGTGTGCTACGCAAGGATTGTGCATACCGAAAGATAATACATGTTCAGGACCAGTAATGTTAAACACAGATAACTTAAATGTTAACTCTGGAATAACCGAAGCATTCACGCAATTTGCATCTCCTGATATACATAGTGGACCTACTACACCAAAAGTAGACGGAATAATTAGTAACTCTCCTAAGAATAAAAATAGTATATTGGTAATACACGGTGTATGGCCAAAAAATCCTGATGACGGATTGGTATATGAACAAGGAGGGGACGCATATGGTATGTGGGTTGGTGTATGGAATAATAAATTCTTAGCAAGAGGATATGATGGAAAATTTAGCATGCCGCTAAATGATGATTGGGATTCAAATGATATGACTAATGGTGGTATTATGGCTAGATTAAATCAAAGCCAGACTGCTGATTTGTACGATGGAAATTATCATTTCGTCGTTGTAGAATTTAGTCAAACAAATAAAAATATTCGTATTTGGATGGACGATATGGATATTTCAAATCCTATTGTAACGGGTGTTAAATCGAATAGCGCGGAGCTGTATGGGAATTTATTACATGATAGCAATCCTGGCAACTTTAATAGAGAATCTACCATTACAGTATTCCCAAACGACGATATTACGACGAGCGCGAACAGTCCGCTTACCAAAGATGACGAACAAAAGACCGAAACTCCATATTATTGGTTAATACATTATGATAAGAATAATGAACCTCACAATACATTAAATGGTTCAATTCTTGAGTTTTATAAAACATTCATTACTTCAGATGATTTGGTTCAGGATAATGAAGTTGACAATATATTAAATGATTCATTTATACAAAACATTTACTAGTTGAGGGGATTAATTAGTTACGATTTGAAGCGGTGATAAAAATACAATAAAATTCATCATATTAATATGTTTAAATATCTCTCTATATTAATATGACTACTCCGACATCGGTTACAGATACGGTAACTAATACTGAATATATAAATCAAAGAAGAGCCACCCAATTTAATGTATATCAGGAAAAAAAATACGGCTCTTATTTAGATGTATTGCAATACTTTACAATTTATTGTGTTATACTATTAATTTTAGCAATTTTAAGAAAAAAAATGATATTATCATATGGATTTGTGAATTTACTTACTATGATTCTCGTAGTGGTTGGTGGTGCGCACTTGTATTTAAAAATAGCAAATATCAACAATAGAAACAATATGAATTTCGATGAATTTGACTGGAGCTTTAACCCGGATAACCAGAGTGACCCTAACACATTAGATACAAATCTTCACGAAGAATCAACACGAGGCGGAGTTACTTGCGTAGAGGAGGCGTGCTGTGATACCGAAGTTACGGAATGGTGTGAATCAACGGGCTTGTGTATATTGAAAGGTTCCGTTTGCGAGGATGAAACATCAAACACCATTAATGGAGCTGCTTCTAGCACAGGAGGTGTTAGCCATTGGAATGAATATTCTTGTGATTTCCCATCAAAAACAAATTGTAAAAATCCGGCATTTCCATACTATTGTCCAGGAGATAATACATGTCATAGCAGTTTTAATTCCACAAATTGTCCTTCGAACGGCGAAAAATGTGGTGAAAATGAAATATGGTGTCCATATGAAGGTAGATGTAAACACCAAACAGTATCGTGTGCGACCAAGCCGTGTGATGAAAGTACACAGGAATTACATTCGCATTGTAATGCTGGAGAAGTTGAATGTAAAGGATCAAATCCCCTACAATGTGTTAGTGATATAACACAATGTGACGCAGATATACCTGCTGTAAATTGTGGACTTAAAACGGGCGATGAACATAGTTCCTGTGTGGGTAATACCGGAGATCATCATACAGTCTCTACATTTATCTCTGGTATTGCGGATTCGTATTCGTATTTCAAAAAATCGTTGAACAATATACCACAAAAAGAAGAAAAAACAAATATAGGCTCTTTTAGTGATTCATATTCCTCATATGCCTCTGTTTAAAATATTCCTTTATATTAATATGTCCTCAACTGAAGATGCTAAAGCAAAAACTTATGACTCTATCAGAGAGTCACTGCTAAACGCGGGTATACCCCAAAACAAGATTGAGGATGTGTTCGCAAATGTTGACAGTCCTGTAACCAATCAGGCTAACAATACACTTCAAACAAATGATATACAAAGTTGCGATTATTCGGATTTAGTAAATGAGTTTGCAGATATGATTAACGATAATAATAAGTTAATAATTACCGATGATTATGATAATATTTTTGTTACAATAGATAATACAGAACGTGTATTAGATAGTTATCGTATGATGCACGATAAACAATATAATAGAATAAGAGAGCTATCTGAAACACGTAAGAACGAGAATAAAGATTTAAATGAAAATATAGATAACACGAAACTCTTGGTAAATACAAATAAACGCAAGGCTGTCTATGAGAAACGTCAGTTTGATGGTCTTACAACATACCGCATTGTTCTACTTATTACATTTTATCTTCTTCTTGTTGTATATTTGATATTTGGAAATTTCAGATCAAGCAGATTATACAGAAACCGAATGTTTATGTGTTTATTTATACCGCTTACTATACTACCACTAATTGTTAAATACATTATTCGTTTTATATATTACTTGACTTATAAAGTATCGCATTTCTTAAACAATGAGGCACCTAAAAATGTATATGTTGATATATAGAAAAAATATAAATATAGAAAATTTCATATATAGAAAATTTCATATATAGAAAAATATAAATATATAAATATATAAATATTCTAGATATTTCTATATTATAAAGTTGTATATTATTGTTATACTTACATAGGCGTTGTCTCTAATTCATCATCACCAGCATCACCATTAACTATAACAACGTTATCATTATCTGCGTCGTCTTCGATAATCATAACATTATTCCATTTCCCCCGTATATTCCTTCCGTATTTAGTATCGAGATACTCGTGGAGTTCCTTTCCCTTAGGGATGTTTCCGCGACCATAATTAGACTCATACCATTCGCGGAACTTGCCCAGGACAACCGTCTTCTTTATGACCGCATTCGGAGTGCGCCTGATACACTCTTTGTCAAATTCGGTCATGTAGTCCTGTCCTTCGCGGTATTTATCGCTACTGCGCATAACAATTTCGCAATCGGTTACTTTGCCCTGTGTTTCATACGAAATGTTTACGAACATAGACATTAGGATGGGCGCCCATTCAACAAACTTCTCTTCGATAGTTGCGTCAATCTTGAATTGGTGTGGAAACGACGATCTCGGAAATTTATCCTCGTCGCCATACGGATTCTCTAGAAACTTGGAAACGAAATCGCAAACACGAATTCTTCTCCAGGTGCCGTCGTCGTTGCTCTTAATGTCAAACAACGTGTTCGTGCATACCACGAGTTTGAACTCGGGGACAAACGTGATTGTATCCTTGAAGAGGGCACGTCCCTGAATCGGGTCACCGCCAGTAATCTCCTTCATAATACCCTCGTTGATTTTATCACCCTTTGATGGTTCCTGCATAACCGCATACCGTGCACCCTTTAATTGAACGATTTCCGACGAGGTGCTACCAATACTATTACGCTTTTGTGTGATGAGTGTGATTGGAACCGTTGCTTTATATTCGCCTAGCGCTTTAGTCATTAGCTCGGCCAGCTTAGATTTGCCGTTTCTACCCGAACCTGTATAAATATTAAACGTCTGGTTTTCATTTGTTCCGACACAACATGAGGCAAGGTGCTCCCACATATACCTACACAACTCCTTGTCTGGAAACAGCTGATTGAAGAACGCCTTAATATCGCAGATAGTGTCGTAATGTTTCACTTCGTCCAATTTCACGTAATCGATATTGGTGCACTTAGAAATGTAATCGTCGGGTCTGCCGTGCCTAGAGGCCTTTTCCTTAAAATCAATAATACAGTTGTTGAAACACAAGAGATATGGGTTCTGGTCTAGTTTGTTCATAAAATCGCTGTCAAAGAATAGCTCGCGCGCTTCCTTCATAATATTATTCTTCCACTGCGTCTTCTTGAGAAAATTCGCAATATCGCAGAGTTTATTGAGCTGTTTCTGAGTTGCATCATAATGTTCGTGCGTCTGGTCCATAGCCATAAGCTGACTCATCTTACTTTTGATACAGGTCAAATATGCCGAGTGTAGCTCAGATGATATTTTAAGCCGGAGTGAATTCCCCGAATCATTCTCAAACCATCGCTGCGTTTTATATTCATACCAACAGTTATTTTTAATACTAACACATACAAATTCATCCTTAAACATGTGATAAAGTGTCCTGGAAATGTCGTACTCGGTGGCCGAGCGATCCATTTTATCCTGTTCGGATGCAATAGACTGATACACATAGTAGTTCACAGTGGAGAGATGAATTTTATCATATTCGTCTGGGGCGTCGCGCTTACACCAGTAGATGATGGAGCGGTTCGTGAGACCGTCCGAGTTTTCAGAAGAACCAAACGAGTCCCACATTTCTCGCATTTCGACAACCATTGACCAGTCAAACTTTCCATCTGGACCCTTCAGTGTGTCTCTGCAGACGTCGCGCGACATAAATTTCAACCACGTCCAAAACAGTTTCTCGTTAGTAGCAGCAAGTGCCCATCCAACACGAATCCATTTATTATGGCTACCTGGTCCGTAGTATGATTCTGGTAGAGCCATCGTATAATCGTGCGTTTCCTTGATAATGTAATCTAGTGTTTCTAAACTATCAAATAGGTCCTCTAGTTTTTCATCTAGAATCACGGCATTATCAAGATTTTTGTTTTTCACTATTTTTGTTTTGCCCTTTTTGTTATTCAGATTGTTTTTGTATTCCTCAACAACGTCACCTGCTTCGGGCGATATTTCATAGTTTGGAAATTCTGAATACCTAGCAGAAAGCTTGCGAATGTTTGTTTCTAAATCGAACTTGCCGACCTCCTTTTCTCTCATACTCCATTCGCCGCCGCTCTTGGTAAAGACAATATGGCTCGTTAGTTTGTATGCTTCGTGTCCAGGTTTGCGCGACCCATATAATTGCCAGTTTGTGTATCCTTTCACTATGCCCACGTCTAGAACATCATCCCACTCGTTGATAATTGGAAGGTCCTCCCACATATCTTTAAGTTCGTCGCTTACGCGTTCTCTAAGAAGAAGTTGTGCCGCCTTGTGTATTGAGAGGCCTATAATAATATGGATTCCATCTTTGGTTTTCTCAGGCAAGCAATTCACATTTGGTTTTTCCATAATGAAAACCTCAACCGAACTATTGTCTGGTATATTCAAAATCTCTCCACATTTGTCCATATAGATACATAATCCGTCCGTAATATGGTCGGAACTATGCTGACGCTCCTTGACGTTGGGTGAATAATGTAAATCAACATCAATCATAACAGGACCATTATCAATTAGCTGTTTCTCTGTTAAATATTCCATATTGCCCTTTATAAAGACATGATCGTGATAACATTTTAAGAATTTATTATATTCATTGTCTGGAATATGATAGTTTCCGCCACTAATATTGGAGGTTTTATCGCCAATACGAGTATTAGTAGAGGGATTTCCGTTACAAGTTTTAGACTTTAAATAAGCGCCGAGTTTTCCTTGTTTTGTAGACATACTTGAATATATACAGGGCATATTTTTTTAATCAATTTTATCTATAATATTAATTGTTATAATACTAATTTAACACCATATATAAGGCGACAACACACAGACAATAATATATATTAAAAGCATCTAAATATAAATGGATAGCTTATATATGGCTGCCTTAAACAAGGATACTAATATTGTTACGCGCGATACCATCAAAAGACTTGCGAAAGACGTAAAAGATATTATTAAAACACCGCTCACAGACAATGGTATATATTATGTGCACGATGAGAATGATATATTGAAGGGATACGCGCTAATTATTGGTCCTCCAGACACTCCATATTCTGGTGGGTATTATTTTTTCAAATTTCAATACCCGCACGACTATCCTTTTAGACCTCCCACCGTAACATATCATACGAACGACGGAACGACGAGATTTAACCCAAATCTGTACCGAAGTGGCAAGGTATGTATATCTATATTAAATACATGGAAAGGTCCTCAATGGACGTCATGTCAGTCAATCACTTCGGTCCTGTTGTGTATATGCGGTTCGGTGTTGAACGATAATCCACTACTTAACGAGCCAGGAGTAACTGAGACACATCGGGATTTTGATAAATACCTTGAAATTATTAAATATAAGAATTTTGACGTTGCGATTGCTGATATGCTCACGAGCGAATACATTCAGTTGAATTTTACCACACTCTATATGGAGATTGTTAAGCATTTTTTAGAGAATTTCGGAAAAATAAACGATGAATTGACGTCATCTCAGACCGAAAAAAAGACAATCCAGATAAATCTATATAAAATGCACGCAGCAATAGATTATGATAAAACCAGGAAGAAATTGGCTAATATATATACCACATTAAAAAATTGAATTTAAAAAATTCATATATATTAATAATATAATGAATTTTTGTAATGGATGTAGTAATATGTATTATCTTAAAATTGAATCTAATGGGGAATCTGCCGATAAATTAATTTATTATTGTCGCAATTGTGGAAACGAGGACGTTAATTCAACAAGTGAAAATATATGTGTATCCACGACGAATCTCAAACAGAACAAACAACAATTTGATTCATTTATTAATGAATATACTAAACTGGATCCTACCTTGCCGCGGACAAATACGATTAGATGTCCTAATAGCAACTGCGAAACGAATAAGACAGACAACGCAGAGCGCGAAATTATATACATAAGGTATGACGATACTAATATGAAATATGTATACATGTGTTCAACTTGCGATACAATGTGGAAAACAGATGAATCTGTATAATCAATATAATCTGTATAATCAATATAATAGAATCCGAATTTTTTAATAAAAAAATTGAAGAGATATAAAAGTTTCTCCTTTATGTATATTACTATGAACGATTTAGGAAACATGTTCAGCCAGAAAAAAACCGAGGAGGTTGATATTGTCGCCACCGATGATGAACTTGATGACGAGAGCAATGATGAAACTGACGATATTGATACTGACGACGATGTTGCCTCTGTAACTAGTGATATATCAAATATAGACGCTGATGAAACCGACATTGTTAAGGGGGTGGAGGAAACTAAGGGCGAAGACATAGAGGTTAATAATATAAACAATATCGTTAGCGGATACCTCTCGTCCGACGAGAGCGAAGACGACGAAGAAGACGATGATTATTTGCAGAAGTTTGACGAGGAACTGAGAACCAATTTTATTAACAAGCATCACCCCGAAGTTTCTGTTCACAATTACGAAGAAGTAAAAAAACTGGCTATTGTAGTTCGTGATGGAAATGGAAGTATCATTGACCAACTTCATAGAACTATACCTATAATGACCAAATACGAGTCAACGCGAATTCTAGGACAGCGAGCCAAGCAAATAGAAAATGGGGCACAGCCGCTTGTTCCTATGTCGGATAATATTATTGATAGTTATATTATAGCACAGAACGAGCTAAAAGAGAAAAAAATTCCTTTTATTATCAGGCGACCTATTCCAAACGGCGGCTCTGAATATTGGTATGCTTATGACTTGGAACTATTACATTAGTAATTAATATATTAGTTAGTATTGTATTATATATCTAGCACTTCCAACGACTTCCACAATCAATGCACGTTACAAACGTGGTCATTGGTTCATCGCCAGACCGGGTTTGAAGTTGGTAATAGCTACATCTCTTTGATTTACATTTTCCGCACGTGAAATTATCAGTGTTTGCATCTATTTGCGGATTATACATATTTTTATCGCGGATTTTCTTATCTTCAATAAGAGGCGTCCATTTCTCCGGATTCATTTCCTGGTGTGTCATAAAAGCCAATTTGTGTGGCTTGATTTCTTTGTTTTTTATTTGTTCCAATAGAGCGTCGTTTTTCTTCAAATTAAACATTATAGTTCTCAATCTCTCTGTGTATATAATTACAAAGAATTCGTTATCCCATTTTTTCAATATGTTTTGTTTATTAGATACATCAATGCTGTAATTAAGAATTCCTTTCTCTAAATTTGTTGTGATTTTATTGTCGCAAATAATATCACACAATTTAACTACAATATTTGCTCTGAACTCGGACGGATTATCTACTGTTCTCATTATATATTGAATTAAATAATGTTTAAATTTAATTCAATTTAATTACTCTTCGCCATCAGAATAATCATACGGCTCTTCTTGTAGCTCATCGTCAGTCTCTTCGTCGCTTTCCTCCTCGTAGTCTCCGTCGGTGGAGCTCTTGTTCTCATCGCTGTCCGAGTTCACTACAAAGCCGTCTTTTAAATATCCATTTTTAGTCTTCATTTCTTGCGGAATACTCTCTAATTCGTCCTCGCTCGCCTCCTCATCGCTATCAAGGTCTTCGAATCCACCAAAAAGAGCCTCGTAAATCTTATTCCACTCTTCCAAAGTGAGATTAATAATCTCACCGTCATCATCTAGGCGGATAAGACAACAAGTCCCGAAATACAATTCAGTATCGACTGGCGGCGGGAAATCATACGTGTTCTCTGTGTTTGCCTTGCCGTTATCCTTTGACCATAGCTCAACCGTGTACTTGGTTTCACCAATCGTAATCGTCCATGTTGTTCTACTATCAAAATCGTCCCTCTTCTTAAACCCACATTTAGTGTGCAATTTATCACGAGATAAATCCTTCACTTTTGTTTGCTTAAGTGTTCCGGTTTTATCTACTAAAACAATACTTGTCATATTGAATAATAATTTGATAATAGGTTTAAATAGTTTAAGAGCTATATATAAAATGAAAATATACGTTACAAATATTAACACACGCAATATGAAGGAAACATTCATAAGTAAATATAAGTGTAAGACTGAAAATATTACACTTATATTATCAGATATAGGTATAATTACGTGTAGCGAAAATAAACTGGTCCTTAACAAAATAATAGACAAACCAACTGAAAAAAAAGAACTAGGCGATTTTTCTTTTCTATGCGACAGCAGTTATTATGCAAAGGATAGGATCGTATATCAAGTGCCCGCGTCGCATATTACGGAGAATATCGTAAAAACGTCTTATAAAATGTCTAGTAAATCAGAGTTAACGCTTGTTACCGAGAGAATTAAGAACCCCTCTGCTATTTCAACAGATTTTTATTTTGAAACAAGGGAAAATATGGACGTTGCATATATTAAAGCCGATATTCTTTCGTTCCTAACCGAATTAAAGTTTTGTTAAAAATATATAAATATGTTGCTCTGGATAATCAAATGGACAGTTATATCGTTAATACTTATTGCTCTATGTCATAATATATATATTTATTTGAAAGACACGTTCACCATTCCAAAGACTAGGGATCTCATTAAAAATCCAGAAAAGCGGTATGCAGAGATGCTCGGTGGAGAGGATGTTTTAGATTTGCAACCACCAAACAAAGAAGCGACGACTACATCTATCTCAGAGCTGATAGATCCAGAAACTCAAATGAAATCGGAGCTACAGACATTTATGGAAACACTATAATATTTAGCAAACGCATTAACATTATAAACAGGGTTAAAGACTATATCAATATAAAATATAAAATATAAATGTTAACAGATGACCTAAGACAAAACATACTGAAACGATTTCCTGATATTAAACTTTCTTATGACAAAATGCTACATAATAAAGTTTACGCGGACCTATTTATGATTATTCCAAAAGGCCCAAAGGCATTTTTATGGTTTACATATGTAGATAATAATAATGTTGCTATTTTGTTAATTCTCAATAAACATGGAAACATTAAAAGCGTGGATGTATATCCAATGTGTTTTAATAGTGTGCTTTCGCTAGGAACATTGATTTATGGAACATTCTTTGACGTTAACGGTAATCATCATTTTACATTTGAAGAAATTTACACGTATAAGAGTGTGAATGTTGTGGCAAAACCTCTCGCAGATAAGCTTAATATTTACAATGAGATATTCGGAAAGGATTTGCTTCAGAAATCATATAACAAGCACTTCATAATGCCTGGGTTGCCAGTGTGGACGGCTAGTTACAACGCTGCAATTGAAGTAGCAAATTCATTGCCGTATAAAGTTTATGGTATTAAATTTTACAATATGAAACAACACAATGGCAAATCTGTTGGTATTTATATTAATAAGGAAGTGGTTCTTAAAGAAGGAATATTTAAAGTAAAGGCGATGGTTGAACCTGATATGTATGAACTTCACTGCTATGATAGGGATAATACGTGCTGTGGGTTTGCTTCTGTATCTAGTTATAAGCAAAGTGTTATGTTAAATTCTTTATTTAGAAATATTAAAGAGAATAGTAATCTTGATTATATTGAAGCAAGCGACGATGAGGGAGATTTCGAGGATGTTAGCGAAGATAAGGATGTTGATTTAGATAAAATTGTATATATGCGGTGCGTATACAAACCCAATTTCAAAAAATGGGAACCGATTGAAGTAATTAAAACTAAAACGAAACTTATTACTAGAAAAGAAGTTTTTTTATTAGAAAAAAATAGCAGATAATATATATAATGACTGTAACGAAAGGTGGTTCAAAACACATCATACACTATAAGCGAAAGCTTGGTAAATCGCGTAGAAAATCGTTGGGTAAGTTTCTATCTAAAAGACGCCGTAATTTATTAAAAACTATTAAGAAAGGTTACAAGACGATGACGAGAAGCAAGACGTCAAAGCGTCGCAAGTCCTCAAAGCGTCGCAAGTCCTCAAAGCGTCGCAAGTCCTCAAAGCGTCGCAAGCCCTCAAAGCGTTCCATGCGCGGAGGCGGAGCATTATCTTTATCACCGGCCGATATTGATTTTGCCAATACTGCAAACATTGAGGGTAATGTAATAGAGGATTCATCGCGCTACTCGCTAGGTCAATCGAGTGGCGCAGATGATTCAAGCGCCATGGCTAATCCACCGACACCAACACGTTTAACAAATTGCGGGAAATAAATAAGTCTAATATATGGATGACCTTCCAATAGCATTACCAATAAATCAGCAAATATGTACGCGATGTAATTCGATTTTTACAAGAGACATAAATATTAAACCCGGAGGAGCACAATACTACAGATGCACAAAATGTGTATCAATGCGCTCTGTCGTAAGAGACACCATATACAGTTGTATTATTATGTGAAATTTATATAATAAAATGATACCCTTATACATAATGAAATATATGATATTGAGATAATATTTGTTACCTATATTTAAACTATATTATAAAACTTAAAAAAATAAATTTTTTTTTT